TACTTTCAAAGGCTTTTACAAACAACGGATCGGCAAACTTAACTTTTTTAATTTGCCCATTCTTTCGGAACTGCACTACATTATCACTACGCTTGACGGATTCATCCTGCCTAATATCTTCTACTTGGTCAGGCATAACCTCTTTCATCGTTTCATACATATTTAAGGCAGTACGGTTACGCACGGAACGAGACACAGTGTAGGTTGTCCACAAAGCCATGTTGCCAAATACGTCGGCTACAGGTTGGTCACTACCTTTAATCTTAAAGCCCTTTGCAAAATCTATGAACCCGTTAGAATACTTGCGAGGGCCAGCTCCTGTTTCTAACTGCTCTTCACGGTAGAACGGCACAAAATCATGGTATTGAAGAAGTTCATCTGCCTCTGTACGACTATACAAGCCATTCTCTACTGCAACATCCATAGCGTTCTTACGAATGCCGTTCCACATAGCCTGCACTTTACGCAAGCCGTCAATCTTGTCAAACAACTGTTTACCAGCAGCTACTTGATCTTTAGTCATGTGACTGTAGAACTCTGGCTTGGACTTAGCTAAGCCCTCAACACGCTCTGCAATGAAAGCTGTATTAGCATAGTTGCGCAGCTCAGTATCTGTCAGCCCGTTGCGTTTGGCAACATCAGACATCAACCCCATCATATTCTTCCAGCTATCTTTGTTTTCAACAGCATAAAATTTATACGTGTTGGAGTCATACTTAATCAACCCTTTTTCCAAGAACTGCATTGCCCCGGCTTCCGAGTGCAAGGCTTGTGATGTACTGATTTTCATCATTACGTTTTTAATAGTGTTAAAGTCACGCTTATCTTTGTTTAGCTCACGACGGACAGCGTTATTTAGTGCAGCATCGAAGGATAGGGCACCTGTCTCAAACGCATCTAGCCCAGTTGTAAGACTACGAACTGCTTCGCGCTCATTTGCATTAGCGTTTTCTTTTAACGCAGACCCAACAGGATTTGGATTATCTTTCGGATTCTTTCCTTTGTTAGCCGTCTGGTATAGAGACTCCAATTCAGCTTTACGAACCACATTAGCAGCGGGCGGAGCTTTGGCAGTGCCTGAAACTTCTTGCTGGTACCCACGACCAATATTCATCGCACGTTCTACGTTAATGACTGCTTCACCAAGCGCGTTGTTTTGCCCACCTCTTAATCCAAGCACCTCCATAACCATACGCGCAAACTCTTGAAACACATTGCGGTTTTTGTATGGTATCTGCATGAGCGCAGCTTGAAACTCCGGGTTAGACATGGCTTCTGCCGCAAACTCAGTCAGGCTAGTCATACCATACTGCTTAACCAATTCCGGATTGTTCTGCAATAAGTGGTTATAAAGATCTTGTAGTTCGGCTAGTGGTTTGTTACTTATAACCCCACGCTCAAACTCAGTAATCAATGCGTGCATGTACGCGTGCACTGCCTCATGCAATACAGTATGCGAATCAACAGCACCTTCTGCAATGTATATGGTATCCGTAAATGGATCATATTTACCATCGGCTTCACCCAATTGTTCTTTAGGTACTATTTCAATCTTTGGATTTGAATACCGTTTGTTCTGCAGCAACCGTCTAGCAATTAATTTAGATAAAGGGCTAAAATACTTTCCGTTAGCAATCTCATTGAGTGCGTAAGTAGACGAACCTTTACGCGCCGCTTCCGTCAACGCAGGAGTAGATACACCAATCGCAGCTTCTCTAACTGCTTTAGGCATCTTGCTATATTTAGCTACATTTGCATCAACGTACGCTTGGTCTTCAGAAGAAAGCTTCTTGTATTTTGCTTTAGCTGCAGTGACATCTACCTTCATAGAAAGGTCCGCTACTATACCGTCCAAATGAACTAGTTTTCCTGTTACTGGAGCGTATGTATCTTTCTTTTCTACTGCAGCGGGTGCAGCTTTTGCTGCTCGTACGTCAGATTGAGTTCCTCCAGCAACACCAGCCAATCCTGTTGGTCTAGTGTCTTGAACTCCTTGGGCGGCACCCGTTTGCTGGGTGGTTGATCCAGTGCCCACACCAGCCACTCCCACGCCTTGCTCACCTGTTGGTCGTCCAGCTCTTGGCTTAGCGGTAGATGGTACTCCTGCGGGTTGTCCAGTAGGAACATTTTGTGTCTCCGGTGTAGGTGGAGTCTTGGTAACTGGTTTCCCTAATGCCTGCTGTATTTTATTTTGAAATGAGTCTCGTAACCCCTGCGCAGTAGCTAAGTTTTCTCTTTCATACGGCAATAGATTATCAGGAACCGGCACACCTTCTGTTTGAGCTAATGTGCCACCAAACATATTTTGTAATGTGTTTTGAAAGTCTTGGGCTTTACCAGCTTTACGCTCACGTTCAGCCGGAAGTTTTTGACTAGGTACTTTAATCCCTTGAGTCTGTGCAAGCTGCGCACCAAAAGCATTTTCCAATTGCGAAGCCATAGCCGCTTTACTTTGCTTGGCACTGACGGGTTTCCTACGTAATCTCAGTCTATCTTGCTCGGAAAAGAACGGGCTGTTTAGAAATTGCTCGATATTAGCGGCAACGCTTTTACCCTTAGCGTCTTTAGCGGTAGTACGATTAGCGAAGTCTGACAATACATCACGTACTTGCGCACGTTGTTTAGGATCTGTTAAGTCCTTACCTTCAATAGCATTGCGCACTTTCCTAGCGCCACCAGAAATACCAAGAGCTTTAGTAAGATCACGGTTAATAATAAGAGCTTCTACAGGTTCAGTTTGTTCGGTAATAGCTGTCGGTTGTGCTGCACCAACACCGGGAAGCCCTAATTGACCTTCTTGGTCAGTAAGAGGAAGTGCAAGTTGACCGGGTAGTACTTGAGGAGCGCCCTCCTGTTGTTCTTCACCGGTCTGTTGCTTATCTTGTGGAGGTATGTAATCCCCCAATAAGTCTGGATACTCCTTAGCAAACGCAGACATCTTTGCTTTTCGAGCGTCAACCTTTGCTTGAGCGGCTTGTGCCTTCTCTTTTATTGCATCTACTTCGGCGGCTAGTTCTTTGTACGCATCTGACTCACCATACTGCTCGAGCATGGCACGGCTTTTAATCTCCGCATTGTATGCGTCGTTAGCAAGTTTGCGAGCTTCAAAATCAGCAGCTTCAAACGCGTCTTTCTCTAACTGAATAGCTTCTATCGCCGCTTGACGTTGCGATTCATTACGCGCATTCATGCTGCCAGCTACACCACCGAACAAAGCACCACCAACCGCACCCATACCGGCAGCTTGACCAACATTCTGTGAAAGTCTTACGTCGGGGAATATTTCTTGTTGCGCAACGTTAGATACAAACTGCCCACCACCTTCTTCAAGGGCTTCACTACCAGACTCACCAAGAAACCCACGAGTAAAACCACCCACACCGGGCGAACCTTTACCAGCTAACATACGTTCAACAGACCGACCACCCGGCAATGCAGCGGTAGCTAGAGAAATACCGGCGGCTTGTAACATAGCTTGACGACCTTGGGCAAGAGCGATGCGGTTGCGCTCCTCCACAGGCATATCGGGTTGTTCTTTAGCGAGGCGCTTGTATACAGCTTCGTAGGTATCAGAGCCTACATCGGCACCTTGCATTACAGTACCCGTACCAACAGCGCCTGCAACACCAGCTTTACCGATAACGTCATCTGCTGCATTACGCATCAGTAGTTTTACGCCACCACGCGCAAGCAGACCACCGCCCATAGAACCAAACAAGTTAGGTACTTGCTCAGCAAAAAAGGAAGTAAGTAGTGCTGGGTCTTTAACTGTTTCTAAGAAGGCTACACCAGCTTGCTTGGCTACATCCATAGCCGTGCCTTCACCTTCAGCAGCTGCTATCTTCTGGCTACGCAGTTGCTCTTTAGCTCGTATTACAGGCGACTTCAGGCTCTGTCCGTATTCTTCTACGGTCTTACCAATCCCTTGCAACCCAGTAGGTGTCTCTTCGCGTTCGGTAAGACCTGCCAACTGACCAATTTGACCCGGTAGTTGGGCAAGCCCGCCAAGCCCGCTGATAAACCCACCGCCTATATCACTGGCAATTTCGCCGACAGATCGTTTTTGAGTAGCAGCAAGTTCTGGAAAGGCCGCCATAATCTTTTTGCGGGCATCTGCTTGAGATACATCATCAGGAATGTTTTCTACAACATATCCATTAGGTAGCTGTACATCATACGGCATAGCTCACACCTTTATTTAAGGGCACCGAAATCTATTCTTTTGTTTTTGGGTTCTTCCGCACTAGTTCCAGCTCCGGGTATCATAGCCCTACGTTGCGCATTAGCCCACATTGCATCTTGAGTTGCTTCATCCGCAAACGGATTAGCTTTCATTGCATCTGAAAATAACGATTTGGCTGTGTTAAGTCTTCGGGTAATTATAGCGTCTTCACTACCAGCTCCTGCCGCAGCATATCTAGCCAGTAAACCCTCTATCTTTTTATCTTCAATGCCAAGTTTACGTGCTTCAAGGGCTAGCTTTTCTTTACCAATACCAAGAGACATAAGTTGCTTGAGACGATCGGCATCTTCTCTACGAATACCTTTCATTTCCTGTTGGTAAGCCTGTGTACCCTGCAGCGCACCTTGAGAGATATTAGCAAACGGATTAGGCGATGTACCTCCAGCAATACCAAGACCTGCTTGGAAAATTGCCATAGCCTTAGCTTGCTGCCGATCTTTAGCAATACCTTTACGCTCGTCCATTAACATTGCAGCGTATTGGTCAAGCATAGAACCACTACCGGCAGCAACGTCACTACGCATTTCACCTGTAGTTAACGGTATGTTGGCGACTTTATTTCCAGTGCCAGTTGTTTTTTCAGTAACGGAGGCATTTCTATTTACAATCGTGCCTTGTTTTCCAAACTCAGAACCTAAAACTTCTGGTTCTGTTGAAGGAATAGGGGGACGTGGATTTGCCATACCCTCACCTAAAGCTCTATCAATAGACTCATTAAAGTTGTATTCAGAAATTGGTTGCCCTCGCGCAGCAGCATCTGCAGCAGCTTGATCTATTGCTCTTTGCAAACGATTATTTAGTATATTATTTTCCGTTAGGCTTTCTGCGTCATCTTTTGGCTCGTTACTGTATTGTGGTTTTCTATCCGCACCAAGACGTACCAAGCTACTAGAATCTCCAGCAAACGCAACAATCCCACCGCTAGCCATACCATTCTCACCCTCATCCATCATAGGTAGGTTGCTTGGTAACTGGTCTATGCCCGGAGGTTGCTGTTCTTGTTGCTCGGCTTTCTGAAGAATGCTTGCAACCACGCTAGGCGGTTTTTCTTGGCCTTGTTGGGCAGCTGCCATCTGCGCTTTTTCTTTTGTCTTTTGCTCAATTAAAGGGATGCCGATATAAGCGGGAAGCGACCCAGATTGGATCGCCTGTTGTAGTTGTTGCACGGAGAGCTTTTCAGCCATCGCCATGCGAGAGTTCATATTCATTACCGACATAACTTAACCCCTTCTCATGGCATTATACAAACCAAGCGCAGCCAAACCACTGTTATTTTCTTTAATCTGACCACCCTGCTTTTTGCCCATCTGGTACAAGCCATAACCAGCTGTACCAAGACCAACAGCTTGCGATAAACCACTTGGATTCTGGTATTGCGCCGTTGAAGACTGGGACATTGGCAAACCACGCAATATCTCGTTCATAAACCCAACTTGACCTCTATCGTACCCACGCTCTTCCAGAAACTGTTGATATTCTTGATCGAAACCCTTCTGTTCTTGACCTTGCTGTAGCGTACCAGCTCGCATTTGTGCGTCGGTAATAGCTTGATCCTGACCAAACTGAGTTTGACCAAGTTGACCCAAAGTGCCAGCTGCTTGAGTTGCTGCGCCCGTGCCTTGAAGTCCGTATTGACCCGCACCCGTAGCTGCCTGAACACCTTGAATACCTTGACCTGTCCCTTGCATACCTGCGGTCTGACCACGAATGCCTGTCTCTGCGCCTTGAAGACCCAGCTGACCACCAGCAATCTGCTGACCAACACCTTGAAGGCCAAGTCCAGCACCTTGCATTCCAGCTTGTGCGCCTTGGATACCCTGACCTGTACCCTGCATACCAGTCTGAAGACCTCCGTAACCAGCCTGTAGACCTTGAATCCCTACGTTAGACGCAAACTGTTGAGCTTGCTGTGCTTTGTCATACGCAGACTGTGAGCCTTGTGCTTGAATATTAGCCAGACGATCCTGCAAGCCACGTTGATTTTCAGCTTCTACGATTGCTGCTCGTGACCCACCAAACGCTCCGGACTTAACAGCCTGTGCTTGTGTGCCTTGACGGGAAATGTCCGCCTGACGAACTGCGTCTTTCTGTTGCTGTTGCACAACGTTCTGCATGTAGGGCGACATGTACTGCCCCATTGCATCTGCTGAAGTAGCCTGCTGACGATAAGCATCACCCGCACCAAAACCCTGTTCTGCTGCACTAACCCCGCGCTGTCCAATGTTAGCGCCTTGAGCGCCGTAATTCATACCCATACCGCCGTACTGAGCGCCTTGTGAGCCGTACATTTGTGCGTTTTGTTGCGCTTGCTGGGATGCTTGTTGGGCTTGTTGAGCGCCTTGAGCGCCGTACTGTGAAGCTGCAGCACCGTAGCCAGCACCTGCCTGACCATAACCAAGAGCTGTATTTTGCAACTGTTGCGCGTTTTGTTGTGCGCCAAGGCCTTGCTGACCTGCGCTATAGGCTAGATTAGAAGCATCGGTAAGCTGACCAGATGTTTGCATGTTAGCCACATTCTGCATGGCTTGAGCTTGCATCGGAGTAAACGCAGCATTTCGTTGACCACCATACGCTTGGTACGGCTCATCCATAACTGCTTCAGCTTTACCCAACGTCTTTTCAGCATATGGGCGGGCATACTCAGGGATGGTTGTTGTGGTGACGTTTTGATTAGTAGGCGCACTTGGCCCACCACCACCTTGAGGCTTAATTTGACCACGCGCATCGCGCTGAAACGCCCTTTGGGGCAACATGCCATCTAAGTCATAGATCATAAGATTACCTCAACAATTCTGTATTTATCTTTAAAACCAAAACGGTCTAGCAGCCTAGATACAGAGTCCCGCGCAGCGCATTCAATCGCGGTTGCTCCGTTTGTCCTACAAATACTTTCTAGCTGTTTAAACGTCTCATCGTTAATAATTGACTTGCCACCCGTACCAGTAATAAACGCAACTCTGTGATTGGGTCTGTTAAAAAAATCAACAGTCATTGCACCGTGAATCTTGTTCTCATCATCTGTTGCAACTAACAGCAGCCACCCACCAGTCAGTACATACATCTTAATTTGGTCAAGCGTATAGTCCCCTTTTGACTGCGCTTGCGACTCCGCCATATAACTTTCTACCAAAGGCCAAGTCTGTGCTGCGTGTTGCAAGGGAACGTGCTGTATCTTCATGCTGGTAGGTGTTTATAAGCCTTTGAATCCACTGCAACCTTACCTTTTCCAACAGACTTGCGACGGTTCTTTTGTACACGATCCATCATGGCATACAAGCGTTTTGCACCGGCATCAGTGCTTCCATTGCCAAGCTCAGAAACAACGCGAGCAGGAACCACGAACTCACCATCAGCAAGCCGAGCAGGCTGACGAGCGCCAATTTGAGCAGGGATATCATCGCTAACTCCATCGCCGGGGCCTCTTAGCAACTGACCGCCGTCTGAATAAGTGCCAAGTGAAGAGATACCGCCTTGGTTGTAACGTTGTGTGATTCTACCGCCGTTCTTTTGACCACCATCACCAGCAGCCCAACTTTCATATGGGCGATACCCGCCTTCTTTTTCCGCTTCTTTTTCCCCTTCTTCTTTCTTTTTCTTTTTTGCTAACAAGTCGGCATAAACAGAACCTTCAGTTGGAACGAATGGTTGATTTGTTGTGGTAGTTGTCTCTGTTGCTTCTGATATTTGCGGTGGATTGATTCCTATTAAACCAGAATCAAAACCGGGGACTTGGTTTGGGCCGGGACGAGGGTTAATGTTGTACTGTGCGTTTGCGCGTTCCATAAGCTGTGCGTTGTATGCAGCCACTTCAGGAGCCACTTGACGCATAGGGCGCTCGTAGCGTTGTGTTTCTAAATCACCACCTTCAGCTAAAGCAATGATGCCACCGTTTGCTGCTGTGTAATCTTCAACCGGAGTCACCTTACCCGGTGTAAACCCACGGTCCGCCGTGTAGTATTTTTCACCCTGCTGACCAAACAATGGATTACGCTCGCCCGGATTAAAACCAAACTCTCGGATATTGCCTTTACTTTTTTCCTCTTCCTCATTGGTCCGAGCCAGCATACCGCCTAGACCGCCACCCGTCAGTGCGCCTTTGTTTTGGGAAAGAAATTCGCCAATACCACCTTCAAATAAATTACCTATTCCGGATCCAGCGGAAGTAGTTGTAGCGCCTAAAGCCGGTGTAGTTAAAGGAGCGACCGTCATCGGAGCTGCAACATTAACCGCACTCGGGCCAATAACACTAGGAAATCCGCCGCTAGTAACGGAATTAGTAAGCACGTTTTGTCCAAAGAGAGAAGGCGCGGATGCAGTACTTGCTCCCATACCACTTGCTCCAACTGCGGGGTTTAATATAGACGCCCCAGCTGTGCCAACAGCTTCACCACCAAGAGCGCCAGCGGCACCAGCGGCGGGCATAAGAAAGCTACCAGCAGCGCCACCAACAGCACCCATTAGAGCGCCTTCAAGGACATTTTTCTTCTGCAAAGCGGCAATACCACCACCCATTGCAGCGCCCATAAGCAAACCAGCTACGATAGGGATCATATTTTTTACTCGCTTTGGAAATTAGTTAATATTATCATGGCTTTACTTTTAAAACATTACCTGCCGACGTATCAACATACACATCGCCCACTCGCAAATTTGCAAGTTCTGTTTGGTTTGGTAAGCTAAGCTCTTGCACGTTAGTAAACCGGTTAGGCTGGCTAAAATTTAATGCTGCAATAATTTTTGTTGCATTTCGCTCGGTTGACATGGCTGAAGGCCCAGCGTTGTCTAGTTGTGCAAAATACAAACGTAAAGCGTTGGTTAGCTGCTCCATGTACTGCGGACTGTACGCGGATGGAGCCATTGGCAAGTTTGGGGCTTTGGTTGTACCTGTACTCATCGTCTTCCATCCGGTCTGATATCCGCTCGAACGCTACCCAATTGCCATGCCACACCAAGGTCGCTTGACTCAATACGAAGTGCCATTTGTCGCCCCCGTAGGCGGGTATAAACCTGACCGGTAAACTCTTGGATATTGTACGAGCGAGTGAGGGCGTAGTTGTCTTGGCTTGTTACCGTAGGATTGTCTGCAGGGCTGTATGGGGCGCCAGCGTTACGCCGTGGTTTTATTTCCATGCTGACGGACGGCCCGTTCACATTTGAGCCGTTAAAGTTAATGTCAGGCAATATACGCCAGATAAACGCAAAGTGATCCCCGTCTCCAATATCAAAGTCAGCAGACTGGATATAAGCATAAATAGCTACAGGGGCTTCGCCAGATACATCATCCGTTCCAACCTCATGGAATAATATGCGGTTGTCGTAACCAGCAGCCATAGGGTAATCACGCAAAGGCGAGTCCAGCCAAGCCGTGCGGCTAAGGCTTCCGTAGTACCAAAGGTTTTCCAAGTAGTTATAAATAACGTACTTATCTGCAACGGTAGAGCCTGATGAGCAGTAGAACCACCAGACTTCGTTATAAGCCTCGTTTGATCCAGAAAAGACTTGGTAAGACTGATCGAGGTTTAAATCGTTAAAAATATACTGACGCAGCGCACATGGCAACGTCTCCACTCGACCGGAGTACACATAAAATTTATCGCGCCCCATCCAGTACGTTACGTTATTGGCTGTAATGGCGGCGTTTGGGGACATAATGGACAAGTTATCCATTAATAGGTTAAGGCCATACACGTACGGCGGTCCTAAATACTGCATGGAGTAAAGCGCAGAATCAGTCCACACCAAGATTTCCTGACGTGTTGCATTTGCGGTAACGATATAAGAACCATGCGACAGGCGGAATTCACCAGACTGATTGGTAATAGACGGAACCCATTCGTAAGGGTTTTCTTGGTCCGACCAGCGAACAAGCATAGGATCAAACGGTGTTTCTGAGTCTGTTGGGTCGTAAGGATTGGCACCAAAAGCAATTACAAAACGCTGCAACGCAGATGCTACAACTTCATTTGTTGCGTTAGGGACAAACTGCCCCGCAAACCCGTTAGCGGTTGATTCAACGCTTAAATACTGCGCCCTTACCGTAGGTCCCAAAGTGGCGTCCCAATAGAACAATTCTCCACCACGCGGGGCAATAACCAGATCCTCTCCGTAATTGTCTGCAGACCAAAGGCGCAACTGTTGACCAATACCTAACACACCAGCGCGACCCCAACCCCCGCTACCCCAAGGGTCAGAACCCCAGCCAAGACCTACAACATAAATATCCAAACCTGTTGTTACTTGGTATTCAGCAATAGCCACTGTACCGCCGCCCGAAGCTGCAGACGTAGAAAATACACCATCAATGTTAATGGCATACTTAGTTGTATTAATGTAACGCAATACTTGGTGTTCAGCGTTTAAATTAGCTGCAGTAAACCCACCAAACGGGCCAGTTACGCCGCTATAGGTAACAAAATCATCCTGAGTAACGCCGTGATTGACATCAGTAACAGTAATCGTAGAGCAAGAAACCGCTGCGCTAATTAAGTGCGATGCAGCTGTAGTGCCGTTATACCCACGGACTAATTGCAATAGATCGTTGCCAGAGACTTCACCGTAAAAAATCTGTTCAGTGTCGATCTGGATAATTCCGCCAGTTGAGGGAAATGACGCCGCGCTTGTTAATGTTAGTGATTGTTGCGTAGCAGTAATTGCAGTGGATAGCGTGTTGTACGCAGTAGCAAACGGATTGCCTGTACTTGGTGGAACAGGGCCAAGCATGGGGTTTACGGTTTTACGAATTGGGGTAATGTCGCTATAAACACCACCATCTTCGATGTAGTACTTAAGGTTTGTGCCAATGCCTAAATAATTATCCCCGGCAAGGGTAATCCAATTCCATAACGACCGAGCGGTACCCAGATAAGTTTCGCCGGAAAGTCTCTGCCAACCGCCTATTTTTTCTGCATTACCAGAACGAAAACGGATCTTATCGCCGTCAAACCAGCGACCTTCAGCGGAGTAGGAAGTGCCTTCCCTATAAACACCGGGTTGGATCGCCAGTTTTTGGATTGCCATATAGTTACCCTAGCATCGTATTTGCTTTGATTTTAACAGCCGCGACCCTGTTTAGCCATCCTTTGCCGTGAACAGGAAAATCATCAAGCCCACGGTAGAACTCTTCTTTGGCTTGGCTAAACTTTTCAATCAGATCAACAGGGTCAGCAGCTAAGACAGCAGCCATTGAGATCGGTCCTAACCCACCGTCAGGCGTCACGCCCACAGCAGCCTGTAATAGCTTGATCGAACGACCCGGGCCAGCGTTCACGCCCATATCAAAGACTAAATAGTCAATCCCGCTTGGTAGCTCGTCAGCGCGAACAACGTCCCAGTACTTCTTTTTGTACAACGGCTCAACGTCAGCGGCGGTCAGCTTGCGCATTTGCTCGTGAGTAACTTGATGCCCAATATGGTTTTCCCAATTGAATTGAGTAACGCCAAGCATGGTCGAGCCTTTACGACCATCTGGCAGCTTGTTGCCTTTATCACGCTCGTCGTCCGTAAATCCGCCTTCTGACGCCAACATCTGCTCAAACGCTTGCTTCCAATTACTTTGCATTTTCTTTGCCCTTTGCCATTGTTTCGGCGATTTTCTCAGCGCCGCGTGACCCGAAATAAAACCCAAAAGCTAACATCCCCCATTGACCCAGCAGCTCTACATAAACCGTTTTTGCTTCAAAATCAAATACCGACGCAACAGAGAACACGGTGTAAGCAGAAAACAAACAGATCAACATCATCGGACGAATGTTCTTGGATAGCCACGAGTCAGAAGCCATATCTGCTACATGACGCTTGGTCAGCTCTTGCTCCCCTTGTATGTCAGCTTGAATCTTTTGCAGCTCGCCATCTTGCTGCATTTTCATTAGCTCAAGTTGCGCCTTGGCTTTTTGCTCTGGGTCGGGAAAGAACTTATCAACAATCTTTGACCCGATGTTTAAAATGTCGAGGATAGGTATCATGTTAGAACCTCACGCCTGAAAACGATATTTTGATTGCTGTCCACTTGGCGATACACCAAGCCTTGAATGCTTGCCATTTTGCTTTCATTTGTCCATCTCCGTCGCGGTTAAAATCATGCGGGTCTTAATAGACACCAAGTCCCGTGGTTCTTCTTTGAAACCAACTGCAATATACCCGGCAAACTTGCCAATCTCGCTCGGTATAGAGGCTCTACACATATACTTCACACCTTGCGACTTTGCCCACTCACCGACAGGGCTAGACGACTCAAACGGTTTACAGGCAACCTCGTTGTTTAGCATGGATACAATGTCAGCGTTGCGCTCAGGGCTTGCGGCAAACAGACTAACAGTCACGCCTTCTAGCTTGTGGTTGCGCTCGCCGTTTCCAATTGCTAAGACTGTCGTTCTGCTATTGGTGGCAAGGTTTACTTTGTTGACCACAATACCGATTGCGTTTACATCTTTGACCAGATTATTAGCCAAAGGCAAAAGTTCATCGTGCGTTTTTAGCTGCGGCATGGTGCTGTTGCTACTGATTGCTGCAAGGATGACTTGTCGGCTGTCCCATGTCAGGTAGCCAAAGAAAAAAATGGTAGACAACAAAACGACGGAAACAAGTTTAAACGGGTTATCTACCCATTTAATGAGGTCAAGAATCTTGTCCGTCATGTCCCGTGGCGCAGGCTTGGCTCGTTTGACGGGTGCGCGTTTAACAGGGTCGCGTTTAACCACTGCCTTTTTAGCAGCGGTCTTGGCTACTGATTTCTTTGCCGTTACCATTTACAGCTTCATGATGTAAGCAAGTGCGTAGTAAGGAGGACGGTTCTCGTGCGCTGTGCTACCACCTTCATTATTGTTTGTTACAGTATGGCTATGTGTTTGGTTGGCGCTCATTGCACTAGTCGTAAAGCTATAGGTATGGTTATGGTTTGCGCTTTGACCTGCCGAAGTTACACTAAAAGTATGTGCGTGATTTGCGTTCTGAATGCCTGTTGAAACGTTGTGATTGTGGAGTCCCGCAACCGCTGTGTCATATCCTACAGGCGCTGGGCCACCACCATAGCCAATCGCGGCAACAAGAGAGCCATCTGGCGTAGACTGACCCGGTGCGCCTTGCTGAGCATGAGCGTGATTACCTTGCCCGTCAGTTGCTCCAGTGTGTTGGTGGTCTGCGTTCTGAATAGATGTAGTACCAGATACTCCATGATCGTGACCTACGCTGTTGTCCCCCGTAGTTCCAGAACCAGTGTGCGTGTGATCTAAGTTAACTGTTGAAACTGAATTTGTATGTGTATGGGTTGGCATTTGCGCCGTGGTAAGCGTAACGGTATTAAATCCGCCCGTATCATTAACAGCGTAGGTAGAGCCTGCACCCACAATAAACCGATCACGCAGGTCTGGAGTGCCGCTTGAACCGTTACACAACGCCCAACCTGAAGGTACTGAAGCGATAGAACCAGACCAAAGAATAATCCCACCAACGGGAAATGCAGCCTC